CCGGTAAACCCCGAGGCGGTTCGTGGCGAAACCTGTTGCGGGGTGACGCCCTCGAACTGGTAGAAGCTATCGAAGATGACATTGTTGAGACCGGTCGGCGCCCACAGTTCATGATGGTCACTGACCGGTTGAACCGGTTGGGTGTGTCGGTGACGCATTCGACGGTGTCACGGCATTTCAAATCGTTCGCCAGGTCAGTCGACGTCGAATGGTAGACGTGTCCGACATGATGGCGTCGCCGGCCGAACGGGTATCCGTGAAGCGCAAAGACGACACCATGTCCGTCACGTTACCTGTCGGTGACTACGACGAAAACAAAATCAGGTCGATGATCCTCGAACGGGGCATGGACCCCGACGCCTGGACTGTACGTTCGGTCATTGTCAACGAATGGGACATGGCCGGGCAACCGCAACGCCAAACCAAAGCGTTCCTCGACCGGGTCGTCCCTGCTGCTGAGACCGCGTGGGGCCAACTGGCCGCCGCACTAAAGGATCGTGTACGTACACCACGGCCACCTTCAAAAAAGTTGAAGGATGGTGCCGGACCAACAACGATTGTGTTGATGGGCGACGACCAGGCACCCCACGTCAACTGGCCGTTACACGAAGCAGCCTGCGAAATGCTGGCTGACCTAAAGCCGGACCGGTTCGTGTACATGGGTGACGGCTGCGACTTCGACTCGGTCAGTCATTTTGATGTGGCGCACCCCGAATGGGCATCCACCCTCAACGAAGGCTTATCGGTCTGTTACCGGGTGTTGGCCGAACGGTTAGAAGCGGCCGGGTGGCCACCCGGCGATTACATACCAGGGAACCATGAGAACCGGTTACGCAAGTTCCTGCTCAACAAGGCGCCCGCCCTGTTCGGTGTCAAAGCCGGCAACATGCCCGCCGATGCACCGTCTGTCCTGTCGTTGCCGTTCCTGTTGTCGTTGGATGAGCTCGGTTTGACGTATGCGACGTCGCCGTTGGGTGACTACCCGCACCCTCGCGTTGATTTGGCCCCCGGGTTTGTGGCTTCTCACGGCTGGGTGGTGCGTAAGGGGGCCGGTGCGAGCGCTCTAGCGTCGATAGACCGTCTCAACGCGTCGTTGGCCATCGGACATACCCACCGGTTGGCGGTCGCACACCACACCCGGTGGGACGCCAACCGTGACCCAGAAATTTACACGGTGGTCGAAACAGGCACGATGGCCGACCCGCGCGGGTTGGGGTACGCGGTCGATCCGGACTGGCAGTCGGGGTTCGCGGTTGTAACGGTGTGGGCTGATGGGCATTACACGGCTGATGTTGCGACGTGGCGGGACCGCACTTTGACGTTTCGTGACCGACGGTGGACGCTCACCGCGACAGGAGTACGACGGTCATGACAATAAGTATCGACATTGGCCACGGCCACACAGCTCATCCGGTCGGCTGGCACTCGGACCGGGACCTCAACCCCCAACATGAAGGTATCTCAGACGTTGACCTTTGGGGGATTGACATTGAGCACCCATTCCCCGAAGGGGCTAAGTGCTTCGGTCACGGTGCTGTCACGTTCGACGGGCCGACGCAGCGTCTGATAGCACCGGCAGTGGCTAAGTGGACGTTGAACTCGGACGACCCATTGGACCTGTCGCCGTCGGTGCTTTGCAGGTTGTGCGGTGACCATGGATTCATAAGGCAAGGCCGCTGGGTTCCAGCGTAGGGGGCGGTCCGTTGCCCGGTTCGGCGTGTTGTGTGAACGAGACAACAACAGGGTGTACGACGGTCCTAGTGTCACACGCTAACCCGGTTATACTGTGTGTGTCGCCCCCTAGGCGGGTTAGCTCAGCTTGGTAGAGCTCTCCTGTTTCCTAGGTGGAGAAGTCCCGGGTTCAAATCCCGGACCCGCCGAAGAGGGGGCGACAACACCTCGAGCTTGTCTCGGTAAGGCCGAGACTTGGATTAGGTGGTTCCAATTCCAAGTCTCGGCCTGTAGTTCGTACCCGCTTTTACCACATATAAGCACTGTGCTTATACCTCACGTTTCGGGCATACCTCAGGTTGTTGTGAGGTAAGGGCTTTTCGTGATGTATAAGCTGCGCCTACTTTTATTGGCGTTCGCCTACCCCACTAGACACGGTTGAGTCACTATGACATTGGGGGCCGCATGGTCCAATACTTGGCCGCCGCCCAATGCCCCCGCTGCCCGTCAGACACCGCCGACTTTGTTTTCGTCGAAGGTATTCACCCTGTCACCCTCACGGTCGTAACGGTTGGCGGCCTGTACCGGTGCCGGGTGTGTTCGCTCAGGTGGATTGAACCGGTCGGTGGGGCCCGTCTCATACCTGACGACTTCTACTGGTCGGGCCACGAGTTCGACTGATCGCGAAGGTATTGCAACACTCCCAGTTCCCTTCACAGGGGAGCTGGGGGTGTTTTGTTTATGGGTTCAGCGCCTTGCCTATTTCCTCGAACGTGTTGCGCAGCGCGGCACCTCGAACCTCGTCGCGTATCGCCGCGCACAGCATGGCTTCGCTGTCAGCACCTGACGCTAACGCCTGCCCGAATAGTTCGTCTGCCCGATTTCCGAGCTCGATGAACACCAGGTCTACGTCGATGGTGTCCCGGTCCATGTTCGTGACGACGTTGGTGAGTTCGGTACAGTTGGCCGCTTGGCTGATTGGGCTGCCACAAGCGGCGATGAATATCAGAGTGATGGCGGTTAGTTTCGTGTTCACTTGTTCCCTTCCTTATGTGTCTAATGCAAGTAGTCGAGACCAGCGACCAGGTCTGTGAGGCGTTGGCTGGTGACCCGAGTGTATATGGCGGTCGTCTCGGGGCGGGCATGACGGGCGAACTCTTGGGTGGCCCGCATGTCGTGGGTGTTGTCGTTGGCTGTCGCGATGGCGGTGTGTCGCAACTGGTGGCATTGCAAATCGACGATACCGACAGTCTCGCCTACGTCCCGAACCCAACCCCACACGGTGGCCGGTGTCACATGGGCCCGTTTGCGGGACCCTGCGAACAGGTACGGGTACGCGGTTGCCCGTTCGGCTAGCTCGTCCCGGAGCATCGGGTGCACCGGTAGCGTCGCGGTTACGTCTCGTTTGCCCTGCACCGTGTACCACTCGAACGGCCGGTCGAACCGGTCCCACCGGGCGGATGCTATCTCCTCACGACGCAACGCCAAATACATGCCCAACAGCACCGCCATCCCGTTGGGCCACCACCCGAGCGACACCTTGACAAGGTCACGAGCCTGGGTTTCGGTGACCGCCCGGCAGTGACCGCGCGGTTTGGGGGGGACCCGAACTGACTTGACGGGCGGGTCGTCTCGGCCGGCCAGTTCCCAATATCGGGTTAGTGCCGTGCGGAGCTGACGCCGGTTAGACGCCGAGTTGGTGGTGGTCCGAACGAACGTTGACACTTCGACGGCGGTAGCAGTGACGAGGTCCCACCCTTGTAGCTCGAACCATCGTATTGCCCGGCCGACCTGGAAGACGTACGTGTTGATGGTCCGGTCGGATAGTCCGCATGCTGTCAGGTATTCCCTGTATTGCATGATGGCCCCGTTCGCTGATCGGCGTGTCGGGGTTTTCGACATTTTGTGGGGGAACTTTAGGCGGCCTGGGGGCGGCGGGAATCGGTGCGGCCCGTGGGGCGGGTCGGAGTGGGCCGCCGATTGATATACCCCGGATTAGGTGAATTGGACCGTGTAGATCCGGGAACTGTACCACCTGGCCCGTACAGGTAGAACTCCCAGGGCATGTCTTGGATGCGGGCGACCACCAGTAGCAGGTCGGAGGAGAAGACTTTGCGTCCACTTTCGAGGTGGGCGACCATCCCGCGGGTCCATTCGTCGCCGGTTGCCGCGGTGAGTTGCCGGGCGAATTGGTCTTGGGTGAGGCCCCGGTATTTGCGGGCTACTCCGATGGATTGGTGTGGCCTGTGGTTGCGCTGTGATGTCGTCATTCCCCCACAATATACCAATTGTTATGCACCTGCAAGCTACATTACTCAAACGGTATGAGTGAGCGCATAGGGTGGTGATTCCGTCAGATACTTGACAGCACTCTCAGGATATGTAACAATCGTTCAATATGAGGTCGACCACACTCCAACGCATCACAGACAAACTCCTCCAAAACAACCACGCGACCACCCTAGAAATCGTGTTGCGTGACAGCCGCGACAACGGCGACTCATACGAAACCATCGCCGCCACCCTGGCCGACATGACCGGGGTCGACGTGTCACACATGAGCGTGTACCGCTGGTTCAACGACCTAGACGAAACGGTGGCCGTCTGATGGGAGACCCCGTCAAAGTGTGGGCTGTTTCGCAGGGTTCGTATTCCGACTATTCGGTCAAGGCACTTTTCCCCACCAAGAAACTCGCCGAAGCCGCTCGGGTCGCACATGCCGCCGAGGAGGAGTGGGATGAGGGCCGAGTCGAATGGTTCTACTTGTACGACGAGGTTCCAGAACCGGTAACCGCTTACTACATGACCGAGACTTTATGGGACAACGGGGACACGTCAGACATGTACGAGCGGGCAGAGACAAGGCTCCCATGGAACCATTGGAACGCCCCACCAGCTAATGGTCGCCCTCAGGTCTGGTTCGTTAGAGCACCCGTGCACGAGAACAAGGGTGGCCGACTCGACGTGAAGGGCTACGACCTGCAGGCTGTCCGTCAGGCGTTCGGTGACCGTAAAGGCATGGAGCGGGCTAAGCGAATGGGGCTGACATGACCCTCGGTGACACCCTGTTCGTCATCCTCGCTGTCAGCGGTGTAGGCCTACTCCTGACAGCAGCCCTGGCTGCCGCATCCGATCTTGTCGTAACGATCCTCAACCAAACAACCGTTGGCAGTGACGATTCCTCCCTTGTTGCTGCCACCGAAACCGGGCAAGCCCTCCTGGCGTCTAGCCGCCCGGTTCACACTCTGTCCGGACCGGAACCCCTGTCCGGTCCGGACGAGTGCCCTACTTGTGGCCTGTACATGAATGGTGTGTATCGGCGTGACCGGTTCAACCGTTTGGTGTGCCGCCCGTGCGCTTTGTCCGGTGACCGTTCGGTAGAGCCCGACACGGTCACCGGGCAATGGTCAACCGACTGTACCAGCTAATCGACCTGCTCGAAGGGAGCGAAACGATGGAACTTTTTCAAGGTGGGGGTATGAGCCTGTCCGTTAGCCCACCCGACGACAACGGTCACCATGACCTGGCGTTTGATTTGCCGTGCCGGTTCGGTCACGACGAATGCTCCGACAGTTGGAACGGCCCCTGCACCCTACCCACCGACGAACTACGAGCCGAAGCCGAGTTGCAGGCTGAAGCGGCCCGGCTTATCACCCAAGCCAACATCATCAAAGACGCATCATGACAACGACGGCCTACAAGACGGTTCTCGAAGTCATCGAAACCGCCGGGATGATGCCGCCCATTCCCGAAGGACTAACCCCGGCGATCAAGTTCACAACCCCAACCTGGCAAACGTACGGCGGCTACCAGTGGCCCTACCCTGGTAACTGGACCGGCAAGACGGGGAAGTGGAACCCTACCGCTTGTGAGGCAGGCGGGGTGCATGTTGCCACCACGCTCCAAGGTGCTCAGTCGGGTGACGGATCATACCATCACTGCCTGATAGTCGCCTACCGGCCTGCCGACGCGGGAGAAACCGAAGACGGGAAGGTGAAAGTCAAGAAGGCGTTCACGGTCGCCCCGGTTGATCTGCTTGCAGCCCTCCGACAAGCCGGTTCCGGGGCGTACCTGTTCAGGGCGGACCTGTCCGGGGCGTACCTGTACGGGGCGGACCTGTACGGGGCGAACCTGTACGGGGCGAACCTGTCCGGGGCGAACCTGTCCGGGGCGTACCTGTCCGGGGCGAACCTGACCGGGGCGTACCTGTCCGGGGCGAACCTGACCGGGGCGAACCTGTACGGGGCGAACCTGTACGGGGCGAACCTGTACGGGGCGAACCTGTACGGGGCGAACCTGACCGGGGCGAACCTGTACGGGGCGAACCTGACCGGGGCGAACCTGACCGGGGCGAACCTGACTAGGGCGGTCAACGTTCCCAAGGGGGTAAAGCAATGAACGGGCAGCACGCCATGTTCGGCCTGCAACCTGCACCGCACCATCAGCATGATCCGGCACTGTCCGAACTTGACGCGGCCAACCGGGCCGCACCAACCCTGAGTGTCGCTTACCGTGCCTGCCTGCAAGCAGTCGACGCCGCGATGGGAGACGGAGCCACCACCCGTCATGTGGAACGTCTCGTCTACCCGTACCAGCAGCACATGACCATCGACGAAGCCCGTGTGTGGGCGTCGAAGGTCAACAAGGTCGCTACCCGTTTGCGTGAGCTCGAAGAGGTGGGGTTGGTGGAGACCCGCCGAGACTCGTCGGGCCGTCGGCTGGTGCGGTTGTCGGCTGGTACAGCTCGCCGGTTCCTTGTGTATTGGATAACCGACGCCGGACGTGAGGAGCTCGCACGATGAAACCCGAGTTGGAAGCGTTCGACTACCTAACCGAGTTGGAATCAGCTGCGTACCGGCTGACCCGCACCGCCATACCCGACGACCAGATCGCCGACGTTGCCGGTCGGGTCCAACACGTCGAACGAACCCTCGCACAGTTTCGTCGCCTGTTGTTGGCCGAACAAGACCAGCCTGTGACCGGGTCCGAGTACGCCATCAAATCGGGTGGCCGCACCGCGACCCGGTCGTATTCGCTGGGGGCTATCGCTTATTCGCTGATGGGCGCCACCGGGTGGACGTTCCTCGAAGCCTTCAACGAACTGATCGAGCAACAGGCCGTGAAGGTCACGTTTGGTTGGCAACGGTTGCAGAAGGTGTTCGACGACCGTGACCTGACGATGCGCATCGCGAAGCATGAAATCAGCGACGACGGTGACGTTGACGGTCCCCACGTGGGCGAAACGTGGGTTAAGAAACCGATGGTGGTTGTCGCCTTGGAGGAACCGTCGTGACAGACACCGTATGGCGTATGCGTTGCAAGTGCGGTGCGTGGGCTGCGGGGTTCAAAGGTGCCGTGGACATGATGACATTCCTAACATGAACATGACCTAGGCCACGAGGTTGAGGTATGGCTACAAGGCCATCGGAAGGAAGGCGATCCGTCGTGAGAAGGCTGTTTCTAGAGCCTAGGTATTCGCTGGCGTTCGTTTTGGTGGTGTCTTTCGTCACCGGCTACGGTGCTGCTGCTGCAATGAGTGTGTGGGTGTCGTTCGGCCGGTGGGGTGGTGTTGCCGTGTTCCTGGTTGCTGAGGGGCTCGTGTTGAACGGGTTCCGGAAGGCCATCCGATGACACAACTTCGTGAGCTGGCGCAACCGTTTGGTGCGTCGCTGGTATCGAAAGCACCGCAGGGCAAGTACGGCGACTACGTCAAACACTCAACTGTCACCGAGCGTGCCTTGTCGGTGGTCGGTCCCCATTCGTTTGAGGTGGTCCAACTGATTCGTGGGGTAGCCGCGAAGGTTGGACAGTCGGAAGCCCGAGACAACGCGGTGGTGGGCTGTTTAGCCCGCCTGTCGGTCACGGTCGACGGCCACGACATCCAAGTGATGGAGGTTGGTGACGTTGAGAACCCGGCTATGAACAACGACGGCCGTAACGCCAAGGACGCTTCGTCTGACGCTTATAAGCGGTGTTGGATGCGGGTCGGGTTGGGCCTGCATCTTTGGAGCGGCGATTCGTACTTTTTGCCCGCCCAACTCGACAAAAACGAGGAGACCACAGCATGAATGATGAGACAGCGTTGCGGATGCGCGAGTTACACGAGTTCCGTCGAACCCTCAATGAAGCCGTGAATCAGTTGGACGCCGATTTGGTGCATGTCGAGTCAGAATTGCGGGATGGACTCATCAACCTCTACGGCGCCGATTTGGTGTTGGTGGCTGTGTATGACTTGTTTGTTGACAAGTGCAAAGCCCTAATCGACGAGCCAGCATGAGTGTCGCGTCAGAGTTGCTGATGAGGGCGAGCTGGGTTATTGAAGAAGCCCTCGCCCGACACAATCCGAGCCATGTGTTCGGTCTGTTCTCGGGCGGTCACGACTCGCTCTGCTCTACTCATGTCGCAAGCGGGCACCCGTCCTTCTCTGGAGCGGTTCACATCGACACCGGCATCGGTATCAGGGAGACACGCCTGTTCGTCGAGCAGACCGCACGGCGCCAGGGTTGGCCGTTGCACGTTTACACGCCTGACGCCAAAACTTACGACGAGCTGGTGTTGGACAAAGGGTTTCCCTCGGGGCCGAAGTCGCACAACGCCATGTATTACTGGCTGAAACAAACGTCAGGTGCGTCGACTGGTTCAGGACTACAAGCAGCACCCGAAGGACCGCATCGGGTTGGTGACGGGAATTCGTCTGGCCGAGTCTGTTCGGAGGATGGGTTCCACCATTTCTGTTGAGGTTCGGCGTGAAGGCGCTCAGTTGTGGATTCAACCGATTCTCCACTGGACACGCGACGACCTCAACACCTATGTCGAGGAACAGGGACTAGCCCGTAATGAGGTGTCTGACCATCTGCACCGTTCGGGGGAATGCCTGTGCGGGGCGCTAGCGAACCCTGACGAAATCCATCTGATCGACATGTTCTACCCCGCAGCCGGTCAGCGCATCCACGACCTCGAAGCCCGATGCGAAACTAGGGGTCTGGTGGACTGTCGTTGGGCGGCACCTTCAAAGGCTCCCGGCCAGACATGGCACGACCTCGAAGAAGGAACCGGCCAGTCACACCTGTTCCCCCTCTGCACCGATTGCGGTCATTGGCAGGAGGAGGAAGTATGAGTGAGTCTCACATCGAGGTGAGCCGGCGGATCGAGCGGGACGCTCTACGACGACTACGAGGAGACGGCCTAATAGTCGACGGCACGTTCTACCCGCACATGGTGGACGGTGTACGTAACCCTGCCCTCGAATGGCGATGGCTGTGCTCGTTCCTTGACCTGACTTGGCTGGACGGTGACACGACCGCTGGCGCACGAGTCGGCCTAGAAGCCTACTGCGAGTTCAATGCCCATGTCGGTTGTCGGTGGGTTGCTGTGGGTGTGAAAGCATGAGTGTCGGGTCAGAGTTCTTTTGGTGCAATGACTGCGACGAGTCCGATTGCGCGGTGTGCTCGCATGGGTTTTACGTCGATAGCGAAGAGGTCGATCCCGAGTGCCCGTGCTGTGGAACGATGGACGTTCAACCATGAGTGTCGAGTCTGTGTTGAGGGCTGAACGCATCGAACTCGACGAAGGTCGTTGCCGGTGGCCCGGCTGCGAGTACGAACTGACCTCATGGAACCCTCTTGAGCTGGCCCATTTGGCTGGTAAGGGTATGGGGGGCCGACCGTCAGCAAACACGATCGACAACACGGTCATGCTTTGTAAACATCACCATCGGACGTATGACGGTGACATGGTCGGTGACCGCAAGTTCGAAACGAGGGTCCTGTTCGAAGCGTACCTGGGAGCTGTCGATGGCCGCTAAACCGTATTACGACGAGGACGGAATCACCATCTACCACGGCGAAGCGTGCGACGTTTTGCGGGTCCTTCCCGAGGCATCCGTCGACGTTGTGCTCACAGACCCGCCGTATTCGTCGGGTGGGATGTTCCGCTCCGACAGGTCGGTGGACGCTGCGGTGAAATATCGGGGGTGGTCACAGAATGCTGACGGATCGAGACGGCCGCCGACCGCAGAATACGGTTCTTTCGGAGGTGACAGCAGGGACCAACGCTCCTTTGGACTGTGGGTTGCTGCCTGGTCATGGGCTGCACTTCGAGCCACCAAACCGGCGGGGTCCGCCTTTGTGTTTTCGGATTGGCGGCAGCTTCCAGCGGCTACCGACGCACTCCAATTGGGCGGGTGGACATGGCGGGGTTTGTGCGTATGGGATAAGGGCGTCGGACGTCCGATGCAAGGCCGGTTCCGTAACCACCTGGAATATGTGGCATGGGGCACCAACGGGGCCCACAAAGGCCCGGACGGAGAGTACCCGTCCTCCCTTATCGCTGAACCGACCGTAAACACGAACGAAAGGGAACACGTCACTCAGAAACCGGTCGGGCTACTGACCGAACTTCTACGTGTGGTGAAAGGCGACTATTTGACGGTGCTCGACCCGTTCATGGGTGTCGGGTCTTCCCTCGTCGCTGCTCGCAAAATGGGTCACAAGGCCATCGGCATTGAGGTCGAGGAGCGTTATTGCGAGGTAGCTGTTCAACGGCTCGCTCAGGGCGTCCTATCTCTGGAGTCGTTGTAATGCCCGATGATTCGTTCAAGGGGGAACACACCCCCTGTTTCGGGTCTGACCTGTGGTTCATCGACCGGGACATGGGACCAATCGAACAGACCCGCCGCCGCGACGCAGCGACCCGCCTGTGTGTCGGTGTGTGCCCTGTTTACGACGAGTGTTTGGTGTGGGCCATGTCCGGGGTCAAAGTGTACGGGATAGTCGCTGGGACGACCGCTGAGGACCGCAAACAAGGCCGTATTGCCAAGGACCGTTCGGTGCCCCGTGAATGCCCTGAGTGTTCCCGACTGTTCAACCGGTATACGGGTGGGCGGCCACGGTCAACATGTTCGAAAAGTTGTGCTGATAGGGCGTGGCGTAAGGAGCAGGCGGTGAAACGGCGTAGGGCGGCTCTGGTAGCCGCTGTAGACACTGTGACGGCTGGCAGGCAGATTACCAGTCCGGCGTTGTTGGCTCAGTACGGGGTCGAACCGTGAGACGGTTTCCGCACGTTCACGGTGTCGCTCACGTCCCATACGGGTGGGTTCACCAGTTCGGGTCCGCCTGGTTATGCGGACCGTACACCCGTCGCCCCCAGTTTGAACCTTTCGGCCCAACGTCGAAGGCGTGCGCGATGTGTGTTGATCATCTGGTGAAAGTTCGGGGTCAGGTCGACAGTCTGCTCACCGACCTCGCCGGGATAGACGGAGGCAGTATGAGACTTTTGGAAGGGGTAGGCGAATGAGGTTTGATATGGCATGCGAGTCGTGCCGGCAGCGTAAACCGTTGTATGTGGTGTTGGGGTTCCTCGTTTGCGATGACTGTGATTTGACGACATGAGCCACACGATGAGACCTTGGCGCACACGGGCTGCTATCTGGTGGTTACGCCGACATGGGAACCTAAAGCCCCTACCTTACGCCAGGGAGGCTGTCGAGCTGTGGCACGAGTATGGGCTGACCCTCGAATACTTGGAGGGCATGTCCTACAACCATCGGGTCCAACTGGTCGAAGCAGCGAATCGGTACACGAAGCTAACGGACGGTCTCCGATGACCGGGTGGGTAGTGTTGCCCGAGCCTGATTCTGATTCTGAGAGTCCTGGGTGGCTCATAGCAATGCGGCAACGACAAGTCGGCAACCCATGACCCGTCTCACTGTCGGATCGCTTTTCACCGGTATCGGAGGATTGGACCTCGGCTTGGAACGAGCCGGGATGACCGTCCGCTGGCAAGTCGAAAAGGACGAATGGTGCAACCAGATCCTCGCCAGACACTGGCCTAACGTCCCACGCCATGGAGACATCACCGCCCTCAACCCGGTCGACCTGGACCCAGTCGACGTGATAGCAGGAGGATTCCCATGCCAACCCGTTTCGTATGCCGGTCACAGAAAGGCCCAAGCGGATGACCGATGGTTATGGCCCGCATATTTCAGAATCATTCGCCATCTACGACCCCGATACGTCCTCGTGGAAAACGTCCCAGGGCTCGCTTCTGCCGGACTCGGAGACGTACTCGGAGACCTGGCCTCCATCGGGTACGACACAGAGTGGGAGAGCATACCGGCGTCAGCCGTTGGTGCCCCGCACCTCCGCTACCGGATCTTCATTGTTGCATACCCCCACGGCGACAGCCAACCAGGCCGCCCCGTCCATGCGATCGAGAGACCCGGGGAGCTGGTTTCCAACTCCGACCGCGTCGGACTCGAAGGGCGGCCCAGGATCTTCTCGGCGCCAAGGTGGGGACAACTTACGGTCCGCAGTCAATGGGCGACCGAACCCGCAGTGGGTCGAATGGCTAATGGGATTCCCCGACAAGTGGACCGACTTAGAGGCCTAGGGAACGCGGTGGTGCCACAGGTCGCCGAGTTGGTCGGCCACCAAATCATGGCGGTCGAATCAATGAGGAACATCAGAATCGACGAAAACGAATACCACCAATACCAGCTCACCATCGGAAGTTGGGTGTCGGCGTGGGTGTGGAATCCACATGATTTGCAGGCGTTAGCTGACGAGGTTTCAGCGGACACTTCGGGTGAGAAGTACGCCCTGATCTCGGGGCCCGCGAAACTGTCCCTACACCAACCGCGAAACCGTCCTTATTCAACTTATGTGAAGGATTCTGGATTAGCGGCCCGCACTACTTCAGTTGGGGAGGCAACCGTATGCCCGAAGTAGCCGGTTATGCGGGTCTCAACTGCGACCACTTGTACCCTGATTGCCCGTCAATAGCAGCCATCAAACACCCTATTTGTCGGGGACCGTTACAACCCGGCGACCTGGTCATAGGCACTGTCGACCCGTTGGGTACGGACATTTGTGGGCTGTGTGTCCGACGGTGGACAGGGAAGGCCGGCATATGAAGCGGGTGCTTGTCTGGCTGTTGGAGCCCCGGTATTCGCTGGTGTTCTTGTTTTTCAACGTCTTATTCGCTCTCTGGTTGTCGGACAATATTCGGTGGTGGTTCGAATGAGGTCTCGTGTGTTAGACCCGGGATTCTTCTCAGACGAAGACGTAGCCCGCATGAGCCCGCTAGCCCAAATCCTGTTCATCGGGTTGCTCTGCTACGTCGACGACCACGGCAACGGCTGGTGGCTACCCAAACACATCGAAGGGGCCATATTCCCTCACGTCCCCGTGGACATCCTTTCCCTGTTGGGTGAGGTGGAACGGGCCGGGTTCATTGCCCGCTATCAGGTACGTAACACAGCCTGTTTTCGGGTGTGGAACTTTGACGACTACCAGAAGGGTCTCAAGTATCGGCGTATCACTTCGGTGCCGGCCCCACCTGAGAACTACGACTGGGAAAAGGACCGTCCTGACACGGCCATAACCCTCGTCTTGGACTCTTTTCTGAAAGATTCTGAAACATTATGAAAAATTCTACACGTATTGTATTGGGTAGTAATTGTGATGTATTGGGTTGTTGTTGTGTTGTAGGGGTTTCCTGATGGCACTCCGACCCAACGACGGGCCGCACAAACCGCCGGTCACCCTGCCACCCAGCACCAGACCGAACCCTGCCACCTGCGACCACCGATACCCCAACGGTCGCCTCGCCGTAGCACAAGTCGACCTAGACCGCATCTGTGTCCTGTGCCTGTTAGAGACCTGTTCGCATTGCCGACGGGTCCTGGACGGCACCCATGACATCAGTCCTTGCCCGAATAAGCACCGAAACCCGAACCGACCCGAATGGATGAACCGATGAGCATGAGGGAATATCACAAAATCGATTCAGTGTTCAAACGAGACCCAGACAACCACTACAAGACGTTTCTGGTTGGTGAATGGTCGCGACCTGAGTTCGGATACCTCCAAGACCTGCCGTGGGTAGGAACCGAAAAGGTAGACGGCACCAACATTAGACTTAGCCGTCGAGATGACGGCACCGTTCGAATTGGCGGTCGCACAGATAACGCCCAAATTCCAGCGTCATTACTTGACCGCCTCGATGTCATAACCGCCCGGCAAGGGTGGGACGCCCTCTCGGGGTTGACCGTCTTCGGTGAAGGGTATGGCGGGAAGATTCAGAGGGGAGGCGCGTACCGACCGGACTCTGATTTCGTAGTGTTTGACGTTCAGGTCAACGAGTCGGGCGTATGGTTGGACCGGGCCGACGTCGTGGACATTGCCAACAAGCTTGCCCTGCAGTTCGTTCCTATTGTGACGACGGGAACCCTGAGCGGCCACATCGAGGCCGTGGCCGCTGGTGGGTTCCCGTCGCTGTTTGGTGATACCGTCGCGGAGGGTGTGGTGGTGAGGCCGTTGGTCGAGCTGTCGGATAGGCGCGGCCGCCGCATCATCACAAAAGTCAAAGTGAAAGACTTCCGATGAGCCGAGGTGTTTGTACGCACAAGGACCACATGACTGTCGAACAGCATTCGTTGACCATGTCGAAGGTGGTTCGGCGGGAACGGGAACGCACCGCCAGCCTTGAAGCCGGCTCACCGTCAGCTCACCCGTTGCTGGTCGAACTAGCAATGGCGATACGCACTGCCACCGAGGACGCCTTGCCAGCGGCACCGGCAGTCAACCTGGAACCGTCCGTGACCCGGTCACAGGCCCTCTCAGGGCGTCCGGCCGCTTCCGGGAACCGCAACGCCCAAGGCGCCCTCCGTAGGCTTCTGCGGGATGTGAGACGCTCCCTGGACGTGTTCGACGCACGCCGTCAGAACGACTGGCAACGCCCACCATCAATAATCGAACCGGACCCGGCCCCGCCAGTACGTTGCCGACACAGGGACTGCCCAATCGGCGAATCCAAATCGTTCGCGGCGTGGACCGTCGAAAACGGTGTCCGGTTTGTGAAAACGCATTGTCCTGGGTGCGGCTCACCGTACCCGAATATCAACATGGAAGGAGGGACCGCATGAGACCAGTACCCGTTCCTGACTGGGTGAGTGCGTCGCCGTGGGTGGAGGGAACAACCGTGTTCTCCGCACCCGACGGAGACCTGACATCCGAGCAAATCCCACCAGCGGAAGGCCTGTTCTACACCACAAAAATGGCTGGGTACGGCGACCAGGACTTCGACATGGTCGCGGTAATCCTGGAACTTGAACCCTCAGACATCGCCGCGATCCAGCACGGCGCCAAGCATGTGATGCTGTCCTGGCATGGCCGCCGCATGCCCGTATTCGTAGTGCCCGACATACTCGTGGAGAACGTGGACGTGAGGAAGGACCCAAGCTGATGAGCAATTACAGCGCCTACGTGTCGGTTGAGGTCGAACACATGATCATACGGGCAAGATTCGATGTTGATCCTGCGAGTCGGTTGGATGATGTGAAGTTGTTCGTGGCGCTTCTCACTCAGATGATTTCGCAGAGCAAAGCGCTTGAGGAGACAAGCGCATGAGCGAGGAGTCCGACGTATGAGTGACGATGGAAGCGGCCGCATGAGTGACGATTGGCGTTACAAGGCCGCCCAAGCCGCTAGGAGCGGTGACGATGCCGGCCAAGTCGCATATCAGACCTGGATGGATTACCGGATTGACCACGATCCGCGTTCTAATGATGCGAGCCTCTGGGATGCCGTTGCTGATGCGGTTTTGGCTGCCGTGGTCCACTCAAATCGAGGTCTTCAGGCTAATGCTGTCGAGGAGATTCGGGAAGCTGTTCAAAACCTCGGGCCATACCCACATACGCATCTTCATATCATGGCCCGTCATCGTAAAGAGTGGCCGACGTTGTGGGCGGCTATCGACCGGCTGCTTGTTGGTGTGAAGGAGACAAGCGAATGAGTCCGATGAGGGTGTGGGCTGATACTGAGATAGCCGCTCATGAAGCCGAATGCGCCCACCCCTTGCTTGTGCAAGCGTTCGGGGAGCCAGACCGTAGGTTGTGTGGGTGCGGGGCTGTGGCCGCTCACTCTCCGTTGGCCGTGGCGTGGGCTGAGCTCGATTTCGAATGCCCCGAACCGCAGTTATAAACCTGGTTGGTTCGCCGTGAGAACACCTAACCTAATGCCGCACGCCCAGCCTACGGTTATTGCATTCGAATTACATTCGTGTAATATACATGCCGTGGGAACTCCTATGTCCGATTGTAGCCCATTAGGCGCTAAGTGCGCATGGGCAGTGACAAGGGCTTTTGTGTCTAAAGGGTTCTCCAAGTCGGTCCTAGACTTTTGTATCGCCATCGACGCCGAAGGCGAACCATGCACCCGCCACGTTCACCACGTAGCCGTTCCGGTTCTTGGATACGACGAAGAGACCCTATCCGGTCAACCTTTCTGCCATGAACACTACTCGCAGCTCAACCGGTGGTTCAGCACACCCATGACCGCGGCGCTTGAATCCAAACACGCTGCGGTTGACAAAAAACTAGAGAAACGGGCTACCGAAGTCCGCCGATCAGCCAAGCTCGAAGCCACACTACGGAGCCGGGATAGCGTCTATGTGGCACGACGTGGTCCCCTAGTCAAAATAGCTTGTCTCGCCAACCAGTTGTGCGCCTACGCCAGTTGGAACTCGCATCAGGCGTCAAGCTAGACGAAATCTACCTCATAGGCTCCGGCGGGCGGGCGTTGGAAGCCAAACTACACCGCAAGTTCTCAGAGTATCGGACGACGGGCGAATGGTTCAACAACCCCTCGACCGTTTATGCGCATGTTCGCAGCGAATATGACGGCGTAGACGTCGATCCCACATTATTGGATCCGGTGAACCCACCAGCTTAGGGAAGGATCATGATGATTCTCCGGGCCGAACTCCACCCTGCCACACCCGCCGGCTGTACCCCTATCCAACCCACCTGGGGGGTCATCAAACCGTTCACACCCCCCCTAGCAGCCCCCCCCCGTACCGTCACAAGTCCGCTATTGCGGCCAATGCGCCACACGGCTATCAACATACAACCCGGGGCCCGGCTGTTGGGTACACACACCCAAAACGGTCCCACGGTCTGTGAGGAACGGATGATTGTTGTCAGATTGTGCCGAAGGATGGCACGCCGCTGGTGGACAGCTCTCAAACCTCAACGACACGGTGGATTGTGGTGAAACAACGCAAACCTACCCCTGTTCAGTCCCTGATGATTGTGTTGATGGGCTTCGCCTACTTCACTTTGGCCGTCTGGTTGGTCCCCGAGATCCGCGGTGTCCTATCTGCCGCCAAGGAAGACACCTTTTCGGAGTGGGTGTGGGACCTACCCCAATGGGCTGTGCTGTCTATCGCCGTGTTCCATTTGGTGGTTGGTGTGCTGTTTGTGTGGTCGTCAGGGCATTTCATTGAAGGCTACCTGGGAAGACGCTAACGAAGGGACAAGGCATGTATGCACCATACCCATCAGACACCGATTTGCTTTTCGAGAAGCTGGTGGCTGTAGCCGGAGGGATGGCGGCAGCGACCGGTCGTACCGTATCCGAAGAGCTGGAGTTCTTGCACATGGCAGTAGTCGTGCCGGTGACATACCAGTCTGTTACCGGGGAACCACTCGATGAGTCGTTATGAGGGTAAGCACAGGGCTGGTAACACCGAGAAGGTCATATACCATACTGGCGGTCCCGTTCACGCTGCCGTAACTCTGGCCGCTGCTGGGTGCGTGGTGTGGCCCGTCATCGTCACTGTGGATAGTGCCGCCAGATTGGAGTGGGTAGACCGTGCCGTCGAACGAGCCGACGCCGTACGCCATGGCTGACTGGCCTTACAACGGACCGTGGCAGACCATACGCCTCACCATCCTCGACCGGGACGCCCACACCTGCCAAGTCCACCTACCCGGCTGCACACAAAAAGCCGACGCCGTAGACCACATTATCCCCACCTCACACGGAGGACCCCCCTACGACCCCGACAACCTCCGCTCAATATGCACCCGATGCAACACCCGCCTATCCAACCGCCCACCCAACCCTCCTTCACCCCCAACCAGCGGAACAGCACCACCCACCCGCAACTGGTAGCCCCAGGCAACACAACTGCCCCACCACAACCCTTTTTTAGAAACCACCACCCACCCACCAAGACCCAGCCTCTTTTTTCTCTCTGGGTGTTCGGGTTTCTGGTTGGTTCACCCATTCGACTGCCGGGGGTTTCGGTTATGGCTTGTGTTGTGTGCGGTTTGGCCTTGTCGGGGCGTCAACGAAAGTTCTGTTCTGATGGGTGTCGTAAGGCGCCCCGTTACGGGCGGAACCGTTCGGCGTTCGAGGTTCAACTGGTGGAGGTGGGGTCGGGTGCCGAGTTCGCTGCACTGGTCGAGGCGTGCCGGTCGTTAGCCACCCGCATTGATGCCACTGCCAGGTTCGACGACAAGTTGTGGCGTGAGTATCGGTTGGCTTTGGCTGGTCTGATGGGAGCTGTGAGGGATGGACGCAGCGATGAGTATGACGCCATCAGCACAGAGTTCGCCGATCTCGACGCCGCGTTGGGCCACACCAAGAACACCTGACCGCCCGTCGATTGGGGTTCGGTGGGCTGCCATGTCGGCGGCGTTGGGTTTGCCGTTTATGCCCTGGCAGGATGACGTGGCGGCGGTCGCCGGCGAAATGGTTTTGGATGACATCACCGGGTTGTGGGTGCCCGCCTATCCGGAAGTGATCGTTACGGTTCCCCGCCAGTCAGGCAAAACGACTGTGGTGTTGTCGGCCGAGATGGACCGCATGTTCAACTGGGGTCGCCTGCAGCATGTCGTGTACACGGCTCAGACCGGTACGGCGGCCCGACGCAAGTTTGTCAAGGACCAGTTGCCGCTGATTCGCCGGTCCAAATATCATCGGCAGGTTCTCCAATATCATCGTGCGGCCGACAACACCGGTTTGACATGCCGCAACGATTCGACGTTGACAGTGTGGGCCACGTCCGATGATGCCGGTCACGGGTCCACCGTCGACCTTGGTGTCCTCGACGAGATTTTTGCTGACGAGGACGACCGTCGTGAGCAGGCGACGATCCCCGCGATGGCCACCCGAGCCGACGCACAAAAGCTGATTACGTCCACGGCCGGTACGGTCAAGTCGCAACTGTTGGACCGGAAACAGGCTGCCGGTCGGCACGCTGTCGACACGGGCCGCACCGACGGGATCGCCTACTTCGAATGGTCCGCCGTCGAAGGTGACGACCCGGGAGACCCGAACACGTGGCGCAAGTGCATGCCCGCGCTCGGATACACGATCACTGAGCGGACTGTCCGTCAGGCGTACGACACGATGCCGCTGGCAGAGTTCATGCGGGCCTGGTTGAACATACCAAACCGGAAGGGGTCCGACCGGGTGATCCCTAAAGGAGTGTGGGACGCCGTGTGTGTCCCCGATTTTGGTGGTGTCACCCTGGGTGACGATTTCGTGTTTGGTGTGGACGGCACCCCCGACCAGTCGGCCGCGACGATTGTCGCTGCGGACGGGACAGGCCGGGTCGAGGTTGTTGAGCATCGGGCCGGGACCGGCTGGATACAGGATCGTCTTGTCGAGCTGGCTGGCCGCTACCAGACACCCGTCGCAGTTGACCGTAAAGGACCCGTCGGGTACGTGATCGAGGCGCTCCGTAACAGCCTCGTGAACGTTGTCGAGTACGACACGTCCACGTATGGGTATGCGTGTTCCCGGTTTTATCGGGCGGTCGCCGAGGGGCACATCCAAGTGTTACAGGCCGAAGTTCTTGACCTGGCAGTCGAAGCAGCCAAAAAGCGGCCGGTCGGTGACCAGTGGGTATGGGCACGCAAAACAGTCGACACCGACATTTCGTCTTTGGTGGCTGCCACGTTGGCGTACGACGCAGCGCAGAAACCGGTGACGGATCCTCTAGCGAACATTTGGTGAGGAGAACCGTGGCAGAACTTTTGCAGCTAATCGGGCTTGCTCTGATCGTCGTAGCAGCCGTCATATGGTTCGGCACGGCAGGGCTCGCTGGCGCAGGTGTGGTCCTGCTTGTTGTTGGTGAGCTGGTAGACCGATGAGCCTCCTACGACCTGAACGGCGGGCTGGCACGTCGGTGCCGTGGGCAACCTGGTTGCAGGGTGGACCGGCCCCATCGTCTGGTAACACTCGGGCCGGTCAGTTAGTCACCGCCGACACAGCTATCGGTGTGGCTGTCGTGTGGCGGTGCCTCACTCTGATCGGCGACTTGTTGTCGTCGTTGCCGGTCGACACGTACACGAAAAAGGATCGGGTCAGGGTCCCGCACACTCCCGAACCTCAACTGGTCACGTCCCCGTCGCATGTGTTCACACGCCGAGAGTGGGTGTTCCAGGCGGTTATTTCGGCTGGGCTGTGGGGCAACATTTACGGCCTCGAAATGGACCAGGGATCGAACGGTTTTCCCGACCACGTCGAAATCTTGTCGCCGAACACGGTGACCGTCAGACAGTCGTCCAGTCTCGTACGTCCCGACTATCTGGTAGCCGGAAGGCCTGTCGACCCGGCCCGCATACATCATTTGCGACGGTACGCGACACCCGGCACCGCGCAGGGCATGTCGCCTTTGGACGTTCACAAAGAACTGGTTGGCACCGCGTTGGCGGCCCGCACGTTCGCCGCCCAATGGTTCGGTGATGGGGCGCACCCGTCGGGGATGCTCACCACCGACCAGGACCTACAAGACACTGACGGAACAAAAACACGGACCGTCAAACAACGGTTCATGGAAGCACTAAGGGGCCGCGAACCAGTCGTGATGGGTGGCGGCTGGAAGTTCGATCAGGTGCAATCGACACCGTCGGATTCTCAAATGGTCGAAACGTGGAACCGGCTGGGCATAGAAATCTGTCAGGCGTTCGGTGTCCAACCCGAAATGGTTGGGTTGGCCACCGCCGGATCGTCGGTTACTTACGCGAACCGTGACCAGCGAGCACTCGACTTTTTGGCGTACTCGATCACCCCCTGGTTGACCATGTTCGAAGACTGGTGGACCGCGAATCTTCCGCCTGGTGTGTTCGCCCGGTTCAACACGGGTGCCCTGTTACGTACCGACATCAAAACCCGTCACGAAGTCCACGGCCTGGCGATCCGCATGGGCAAGTCGTCTGTCAACGAAGTGCGGGCCCTCGAAGACGAAGCGCCTATCGATGGTGGCGACTTGTTCCTGTGGCCCCCATACCGGTCGACCCCCAGCCCTCAAGACTCAGGAGAATAACTGATGAACATACCGGAAGGTTTCGAACGCGAGTTAGGTCCAGGCGGCCTCGAACAGCGGACCGTCGCCGCGGACCGTACCGAAGCCCGTGCTGCGACCGACCAGACCGGCCCGATTGTTGCCGGTCTCGGATCCGTCTACGGGCAGACGACCACCATCCCCGGGTTCTTTTCCGACTGGGACGAAGAAGTTGTGGCGGGCGCCTGGACCGAAACCATCAAAACGGGTGACATCCGTTCGATGATGAACCATGACACGAACTGGCTGTTAGGGCGTACCACGTCCGGGTCGTTGCGGTTGACCGACACGGCTGATGGTCTCCACTACGAAATCGACATCAACCCGGACGACCCGAACGCCATGACGGTTCACGCCCGTGTTGCCCGCGGTGACATTTCTGGTTCGTCAGTGTGGTTTCGGGTTATCAAAGAACGATGGACCGAACCGACCGACAGCAACGGGTTGGAACGGCCGCTCCGTCAGATTCTTCAAGCGCGCCTGTTCGAGGTTGGGCCGGTCGTGTTCCCCGCGTTTCCTCAAACCACGTCGGCGGCCCGGACGTTGGATGGTGTGCTAAGGGCGGCGGGTGTCACCAACGACACACGTCGTGCCGAAGTCGCATTCGAAATCTTGTCTGACCCGGACCGTGCCGAACCGCGCATCCGCGAACTTTTTGCCCGCAACCCTGATTTACAAGCTCGAGCATGTAACGCCGTACCCGGCACTGCCGACCCGTCCGCTGTCGCCGACGAGTCACAGTCACGGACACACCCAAGCATTGCTCTCCGTCGTCGCCGTCTCGCCATGAAAGCGTCCTGAGCGACACCCCCCAATAGGAGAACAACCAAATGTCACTTATCAACCAGTTGGTTGAGAAACGCGGTCACGCCTGGGAACAGGCCAAAGCGCTTCTCGACAACGCAGAAACAGAAGGCCGCGACCTTGACGGCCCCGAACAGGACCAGTGGGACGCTATCAACTTGGACCTTGACGGTCTTGATGCCCGTATCACCGACCTGCATAAGCGTGAACAGTCGAACAAGGCTGCCGACGAAATGCGCGCCCAGTATCAGCCTGCCCCTCAGGGCGGTCCGGTACGTGCCGGTGGCGGCGACCCCACCTCTGACGAGACCCTGTTGCGGGAGTTGGTCGATGGGAAGCGCCGGTCGGTCCGGTTCGAGAAACGTGATCTGACCGTCGGCACCGATTCGCAGGGTGGGTTCACTGTCCCAACGTCGTTCTACGGCGTGTTGCAGGAACACATGATCCAGAACTCGGCTATCCGCAGGACGAACGTGACCGTGTTGACTACGGCTGCCGGTGAGTCAATTCAGATTCCGAAAACGACCACGCATCCGACGGCGATCATTGTCGCTGAAGGTGTGGCCATCACCGAATCGAACACGGTTTTCGCTCAGACCACGTTGGGTGCGTTCAAATACGCGTTCATCACACAGGTCAGTGTTGAGCTCGAAAAGGATTCGGGTGTGGACCTGCTCGGCTATTTGGCCCGTATCGGTGGCGAAGCCCTCGGTAACGGTTCCGGTGCTGACTTTGTGGTTGGTGGCGGTACAACGGCACCTTGGGGTGTTGTGCCCCGTTCCACGCTGGGTGTGACCGGGGCCACTGCGGTGGCCGGTGTGTTCACCGCTGACAACCTGATCGACCTGTACTACTCGGTTATCGACCCGTACCGTTCGAACGGTTCGTGGCTGATGCGTGATTCGTCGATCGCGACCGCCCGCAAGTTGAAGGGCTCCGACAACAACTACCTGTGGCAGCCGGGTTTGCAGATTGACCGTCCCGACACTTTGTTGGGTCGTCCGATCTTCTCAGATCCGAACGTGGTCGCTACCGCGACGACAGCCAAGTCGGTTGTGTTCGGTGACATTTCGAAGTATTTCATTCGGGATGTTGCCGGTGTCGACGTTGACAGGTCCGCCGATTTCGCGTTCAACGCTGGGCTGGTCACGTACCGGTTCATGCTGCGCACCGACGGTGACCTTGTCGATCAGACCGGGGCTGTCAAACATTTCGTGGGTGGAGCGACTTAACCCTGACGTATCAACCATGAACAGGTAACTGTTCCCTACCCCCCCTGTGGGGTGAGGTCCTTTTTCTCCCTTCGAGGACCTCACCCCACAACCCCGATTGAAAGGATCCCGTATGCGGATCGTTATGAAAGGCAACATTTCAGGAACCCGAGACGGTATCGAGTGGCCACCCGTTGGTGGTGTTTGTGACGTGTCCGACGACGAAGCCACCCAACTGATCGGGGCAGGGTTCGCCGTTGAAGCACCCGCCGAGAAGAAACCGGTTGAGAAAGCTACGGCTGTACCGGCCGGTGAGAAACGAACCAGATGATGGCCGACGTGAAAGTGATCCAGGACAACTGGTCTGATCGTCGTGTCTGAACATTTTTGTGGCGGTCGATGGGTCGCCGGCGCGTTCAACGAATGCGGATCACATTCCCGGATTCGTGCCCGTCCGTCCGTGATCCCGTTGCAGGACCGAAACCGGATAACCGTTGAAGGGGTTGCCAAATCCGGGCAGGTGTCGTCGAAAGGGACCGTGAAGCATCGGGAATGGTTCGACGGTCGGGTTGACGCCAAAGCAAACGTCCGTCCGGTGACGGGCAAACTCTCCGAAATGAGGAAGCGAGCATGAATGTTGAAAAAGCCGAAGCCCAACTGGCCTTGGCGAAAGCTGAAGCCGACTACTTGACGGCCAAAGACGCCTACCAGGCCGACCCCGGCAGCAAACCCAAATTCGTCAAAGCGCGAGCGGTCCTGGTTGGCGCCCGTGACAACTGGCGGACCAACTACCGGACGAGCCCGGCCGGTCCGGGTGACGCCTCCGCAGCACCCGGCTCCGTGGCTCTATCGATCGAGGTGAACTAACCATGGCCATAACCGCGTCAGGACTCTACGTGTCGAACATTATCGACGTGTTCGATACCACCCAACTCGCTATCGACCTCGATCTGGAAACGCACCGGGTCGCCCTGTACTTGGACGCGCTCACCCCGAACTTCTCCACGGACGTGTCGTATTCGGCAACGTCCGAAGCGTCGGGCACCGGCTACACGGCCGGTGGGGAACTGTTGACCACAACAGTGTTCACCGAAGCTGTTGCCGGGTCGGCCGTGTTTGACGCTGCCGACGCGGCGTGGGCCGGTTCGACCATCGCCAACGCGATGGCAGCGATCATCTACGCTGACGCCCTGGTCGGGAACAACCTGATTGTCCTCTCCGATTTCGTGACCGCGGTGTCCACCACCTCAGGAACGTTGACCGTCCAATGGGCAGCCGCCGGTTCCGGTGCAATATTTAATATCGACTTGACCCCTTGATGATGCGATTGCTGTCCTTGGTTATAGCGGGGTTAGTTGCTGTGGTCGCGTTTGGTAGTGGTCTTGCGCCTGTGGACGCTCACGCCGACCCAAACCGGCCTGTTGTCGGACTGGATTTGAGGGTGTACAAATATCCTGAGTTTCAGACGACGAGATTGGCATGTGACGGCACGGACATCGTGACGTTCTCGTCGATCCGGATCGAACCCATCGTCGTTTTGGACCCGGCTCCTGAATGGAAGGGTGTCAACGGGGAGCATTGGTCAGTACGGATAGTCGTGAAAGGTGGAGATCCGCAAGGGTCGGTTGATAATCAGGGCAACCCGCGGGTGGTGTTGTTGTGGGATGCGTTGTGGAGAAACCAAAACACGCCGGCGCCCACCGTTGCGATGGAAGCATCCCAGTCGAACACGTACCGACCGTTGGACGGCCCGGCTGAAATCTTCGTGCAGGTCATCGGATCAGTCACAGGGAACACGTTCACGAGTGTCTGCCCGTTCACTGTCGACTCTTAGGAGGTAGCCGATGTCGACAGTCGGGTATCTGTCATCGACCGGCACCCCGGCGATCAGCCCGGCGTTTCACTCCTCCTGGTCCGACACCGCTAGTGCGGTACGGAGGCCTGCCCGACGCGGGTACGCCAACTCGACCCTAACCGAGTTCGGTGTGGCCGAAACGTCCGCCACCGAAGTGGACGTCCTGATCGCCCAGTATGTGATGGGACCGTTCGGCCCACATGACTACACCGCCGCCACGTTTTTGGGTCAGGTCGCCGTCAAAGAATCCAACGCGGCAGCCAACTTTAGATCACAGGTGGCGGTGCGGGCCGCCAACACGTCCGGAACCATCATTGCCGAACTGTTGGGGTTCGACACCGGGGCTGAGGCCAACGAATTCGCCACGACCGCGGCGGGTGTAAACCGGCAGTTCCCTCGCGGTGGAGCCGCCACTCTCGCATCCGAGAATGTGACCGTCGACCACTACCTGGTCGTCGAGTTCGGCTACCACGCTCACAACACTTCTGCGACGTCACGGACCGGCACGTTCAAACTCGGTGACACGTTCACCCACACGGATTTGCCTGAGGACGAAACAACCGGCGGAAACTCGGCCCGACCCTGGTTCCGGGTATCACATGATTTGCCGATTCCGGTGGTGGACGCCTACGACACAGCCATCCGTGACGCCTCACCCGCCCTGGTCGGCTACTACCGGATGGAAGAAACCGTCACCCCACTGGTCGACCAGGCGTTGACTGCCGACATGGAAACCAGGGCTGGTGCCCCCACCTATGACCAGACCGGCCCGCACACCGGGTGGAAAGCCGTCTCGGTCGACGGGGTGGACGACTCGATGCGGGCCGGAGGCGCCAGCAGCAACAACATTCTGCCCCTGTATGAGGGTCCGGGCACCGTCGTGGTGTGGGCCAAAACCGGGGATGCTGCTCAGACCCACGGCGAAAACCAGTGGATCACTTTGGCGTCGGGGACGGTGGAGGGCGGCCACACCTTCGAAATGCGGGACCTCGGGTCCGGTCGCAAACACGACCTGCACTATCTGAACGCCGGTCTGACCGCCTCGGACATTCAGCATGACGCCTCCGAAACGGACGTGTGGCGGTTTTGGGCGGCCACCGCCGGAACGACCGCCGGGATGCGCCTGTACATGGACGAGGCCGGTGACGTCACGTTGGCCGGGTCCGACGCCACCACCGACCAAATGGGCTGGGAATGCTGGGGGTTCGGAGCCAACCAGGTTCACACGGTTTTCGGCCAATGGGTGGTTTCTCGGATCGCCGTTTACAAGGCTGAGCTGACCGAAACCGATTTGCAGGCTATCTACGACGCTGTGGCTGCTAGCGGTGACGCCACAGCAACCCCGGGCACCGTCGGAACCGTAACAGCCGCACCGACTGCGACTGTCACCGCATCCGTGGAGAAACCGGCCACCACGGTGCCTGTCCCGGCAGGAATACCGCAACCGACTGTTACGGGTGGGACGGCCGTAACCCCCGCAACGGTGGACGCCTCGACGGCCGTACCGACACCCACGGTTACCGCCACGGTCGAGCTGCCGGTCACGGCGGTGGACTCCCTAACAGGACTCCCCACTCCTACTGTGACCGCGGGTGGTGCCGCAACCCCGGCAGCAGTCGATACGACAGGTTCGATCCCACAACCCTCGCCGAGCGCGACCGTTGAACAAACAGCGGTCACAGTTCCAGCCGTAGCAGCAGTTCCACAAGCGTCGGTTACGGCATCCGTCGAGAAACCGGTCACGGCTGTTGACGCCCCCGTAGTCATTCCGACGCCGACAGTGACCGCGGGTGGGTCGGCGACATCCAACCCGGCGCCGGTTGGTGCTTTGGGTTCGGTCCCACAACCCTCGCTCTCTGCGTCCGTTGAACAAACCGCGGTCACAGTCCCGGGTGTGGCAGCAGTTACGCAACCATCTGTCACGGGTTCCGTGGAGATAACGGTCACAACGGTAAACGTCGTCGCAGCCATTCCGGCTTCGACTGTCACCGCAACCGTCGAAAAAGACGCGACCACTGTCACTGTCACCGCAGGAATCCCAACCCCAACCGTGACGACCGGTGGGGGAACCACGCTCGGCTACCGGTACGAAACGTCAGCGTCCACCACCGGACTACTCGAAACGTCAGCGTCATCTAGCGGAAGGATCACCCACGGATGACCACACCAATCCTGAGATCCACCCCAGCCACCGCACAATTCTTCGTGTACCAGGATGGGACACTCACCAACTTCGACGCAACCCCAACCCACACAGCGGTAGACGCCACCGGCACCACCGTGACCCTGGGTGCCCTATCGAACCCTTCTGCCGGCACGTACAACATTGTGATCGCCGCCCAGGCCGCACTCAAACACATCATTGTTTCTCTGGTCGGTGACGTATCCACCCAACCGACCACCCTAACCAACACGTATGAGGTGGTCGGCGGGTTCTTGTACACCGAAACACAAGCACGCACGTTCGCCGCGAAAGCCGACGCCACCAGCGCCCTGATCCCGTTGGCGTCCGCAACCGAATACACCGACAACATAATCGGCGCCGAACGCGACCGGGTAACCGAACAGTTCGAAGAATGGACCGGCCGCTCCTGGATCCCACGGTACGCCCGGGTGAAAGCAGCAGGCAACGGCCGGCCAACCCTCATGCTATCAAACGGCGTACGAACCCACGGTGGACCCGGTTTCGTCCGCGACATCCGCACCATCCTGTCTTGCACCATTGACGGAACCACAATTGCCACAGCGGACATCGAGTTCGACAACGACACGGGCATCCTCTACTTGACGGCAGGCTGGACCGGTCCGTCGTCCGCTTTGCATAACGTGATCATCGAATACGAATACGGGCTGGACGCCCCAATCAAAGGGGTAGACCGTCAAGCTCTCATGCTCACCGTACAACGACTTGTACCGTCGGCGATCCCATACAACGCCCTGTCAACGTCGGGTGACTACGGGTCAACCCGATATGTGACTGAGGGGGGGCCGATGAGAAACCCGACCCGCATCCCAGAAGTCAACGAATGGTTAGCCGCTAACCGTCTCAACGTCGGGTTCGCCTAATGGCCACCAGCACCATCTCGGCTTTGCGGTCGGCGCTCGTGTCGCTAATCGAAGCGCGGCTCACCACAGACGCGGTAACCGGAGTCACCGTTAGTGCATGGCAGATCCCCAACATGACCCGCCAAGACCACCTCATGTTGGGTGGGGTAGAAGCCACCCAAGAAGACATGACCTACACGATGCGGGAAGAAACCTACGACGTTGAGGGGACGATTTGGATTCCCCGCCCCGGTTCCAACGCGGTAGACGCCTCCACGGTCGAGACCCGCGCCCTGGTCGTGTTCGCTTCCGTTGAGTCAGCGTTGACCGGTTCGCCGTCCGTCACGGGCACCGTGTTCGACGCCGAAATCCGAACGTACGAAACGAACGTGCAATGGTTCGACGACGGCTGGGTCGCCGGTGTCGTCGTGTTCAACATCAACGTGCAAGCCCACCTGTAGGAGCACCATGGCAACCAAACCAAAGTTCTTGTTCGTCGCCGTCGTTGGTCTCACCCTCAAGGACGGCACCCGGGTCGAACCGGGCGAACCGTACCCGGGTGTACCGGCCAAATGGTTGATCGACCAACACAAAGTAGAGAAGAAGGTTTGACATGGCGTTCATTCACGGCAAAAACACCAATGTCCTGGTCGACGAGTTCGACCTGACCGCCTACCTCAACCAAGGGTCCGTGTCAAAAAAGGCGCAGGCTGTCAAAACGACTGTGTTCGGGTTAGACGACCACACGTACATTGGCGGCCTCGAGGAAGGCTCCGCGTCTTTGGGCGGGTTGTTTGACGGTGCAGCGTCGGCGGTCGACGAAGTGTTGAACACGGCGTTGGGCGGCACCCAAGTTGTCACGGTTGCCTGGCCCGGCTACGCGACTATCGGCAACGCGGCGGCGATGCTCCAATCCAAACAGGCGTCGTATCAGATTCGTGCCATAAACAACGACGCCGTCCGTGTCAACGCCGGGCTCACTGGTGACACGGGGGTCCGGTTCGGTCTGATTTTGCATCCGCTCGTCGCTCGTACTGCCGGCGCGAACTTCACGTCGGTTGATAACACAGCGTCAACGTCGTCCGGGTCGGTCGCCCAGTTGCATGTGACCGCGTTCACCGGCACCAACGCCACCGTCAAAGTGACCGACTCGACAGACGACTCGATATTCGCTGACCTGCACACCTTCTCGTCTGTGTCGGGTGTCACGTCGGAGCGGTCTACGGCCACGGGCACCGTCAACCGGTACGCCCGGGTCGAACTGACCGGCACGTTCACCACTATCACGTTCGCAGTGTCATTCGTTCGTAACAAGCACACCAACTAAGGAGCATCATGGCTTTTGTCCACGGACGCACGTCCACCCTCTCAATCGACGGCACAGCCGTCACCGCATACACCGACCAGTCCACGTTGGACCGGCTGGCCGAACTGGCCGAAGTCACCGTGTTCGGCAACGACGACAAAGCGTACATAGGTGGTCTCAAAGGTGCCACCGTGGCCGCTTCGGGTTCGTGGGATGTCACCGCCGACGCTGCCCTGTGGGCCACGTTCGACGGGGCAGTAGTCGCCTGGGCGTTCTCACCGAACGCCGGGACCACCACCTTCTCGGGCAACGCCCTGGTGACTGGGTACACGATCACGTCGGGTGTCGGAGACAAGGTGTCCTGGTCGTGTTCTTTGACTGTGTCTGGTGCTGTCGGCCGCGCCTGATGGAAACCCAAATGCGGGTTGAAGGGCTCAAAGAATTACAGGCGGCATTGCGGAAAGCCGACAAGGCCATTCCGAAACAGTTGCAGAAAGCCCACAAGTCTATCTCCGTCGAGGTCGCCGATAAAGCGCAATCCCGGATGCGTGGTTTGCCGGGTGTCCCTTCTCGGGTCGCCGCCAAGGCGGCCAAAGGGATTCGTGCCCGGGCCGGGCAACGTTCCGCGTCGATCGCGTTGCTCGGCTCGAACCCGGTGGTGCGTGGTGTCGAGTTCGGCGCGCACATCCTTCCCGTGTTCGGTCGCAGAAGGTCACAGGCCACGTTCCGGCGGCGTGTGTTTCCTCCCTGGTCGGGCAACCAATGGTCCGCCGGTAACGGTCCTCCGGCCGGTGTCGGGTACGCGGTTTATCCGGTTATTCGGGAGATGCTCCCCCGCATAACCGACGAATACGCCGACCGATTGTATGAGGCGTTCGACGGGTTCAACCAATAGGAGGGTTCTGTGGCAACGTTTGGCACGGTTGAAGTCCCTATCGGCGAAGTCCCCATTCAGGACATCTCCGATGAACTGTTAGAGCGGGCGTTCCTCAAGTTCTTACCGGTTGTGTGTATCGCTACCGGGTGGACCCCCGAAGTGTTTTGGCGGTTGTCGTTCGACGAATACAACAGCATGATCGCTTGGCTCCTTGAGACGGGTGTCCTTGCCTTCCCAGACGCGGGACCGGTTGTTGATTCAGGGTCTGCCGTGGTTGGGGCGGTTGTCTGATGGCGGGTAAACGAAACATTGTCATCGATTTTATTGTTGACGATAAGGACGCCGCCCGGAGCCTCGGCAACATTGATCGGAACGTCAAGAAGACGTCTGACGGTTTCGGCAAAGCGTCTGTGGCGATAGTTGCCGCGTTCGGTGTGCAGGCTGCCGGGGCGGTCGTTCGGTTCGCCGACCAAATGGGCGAGCTGGCCATCGCCAACGAAGCGGCCCGCACCCGGTCGTCGGTGGTGTTCGGTGACATGGGCAAAGACGCCGAATTGTGGGCTGACCGGGTCAATGAATCAATGGGGATGGGCAAGGACGCCACCCTGGGTTTGTTGGCCGCCACCGGCGACCTGCTCGTCCCGATGGGGTTAGCTCGTGATACCGCCCTTGAATATTCGCAGAAGATTTTGGAGACGGGTGATGCCCTGTCCGTGTGGACGGGTGGCACCGTCACCGCGAAGGACGCCGTCGAGAAAATCACCAAAGCGCTGTTGGGTGAACGGGACGGCCTGGTCGAGCTGGGTATCAAACTGTCTGACGCGGAGGTTAAGGCCCGCCTGTTAGAAACCGGTCAGTCTGACCTGACCGGGCAGGCGTTGCAGTTGGCTACCGCGCAGGTGTCGTTGGACGCCATCATGGAAAAGTCGGCTGACGCGCTCACTTCGGCTGCTGACGGAACCAACGATCTTGTCGCAGCCCGCAAAGCGATGATCGCCCAAAAGGAGGACGCCAAAGCTGCGTTGGCTGACGTGTCTGCCGGTCCTATCGCCGCCGGATACAAGCTGGCCGGTGACATGGTCGGCACGTTCGTTACGAGTGCAGGCCAGTTAGCTCATGCTCTTGACCCGCCCCGGAAGGCGTCCGCCGATTTGGCGGCGGTCGTTGAGAACATGCGCCAAGAGATCGGTGCTTTCTCTGAGGATGCCCGCCAAAACTTTTTGACGGCGCTGGCTGATATGGCCGCCCGGGGTTCCGACGTTAACCTGGTGTTGGACGAAGCTGCCACCATGTTTGGTCTGTCCGGTGAAGAAGCGTCGTCGGCTGCCGATTTCATTCGGGAACACGCCGACATGATGCACATGTCGCAAGAAGAAGCCAACGAAATGGCTGACGCTATTGACGAGTCGGCCAAGAAGGTGCATGAGCAGGGTCGTCAAGCCGCTGCCGCTCAGCGTGACGTTGAGGGGCTGGCTGGTGCCACCGAAGTCCTGACCGAATCTAACGCTGACCTGACCACACAGTTGGGGTTAGCGACCGAAGCCCAAAAACGGTTGACTGAGGAACAGAAACAACTCGACCCGTTGTACAAGCTGATCGACGCCGCCCAAAAACACGAAGCAGCCCTACAGAAAGTCATCGAACTACAAGCTGCCGGTGAGACCGCTTCCGACGAATACGGCGACGCCCTGTTGGACGTGACCAAGTCCCAAGCCGACCTGTCAGCCGCACAGTTAGAGTTCGCTCAGGGTTCCGGCAAGTCCGCCATTGCTGCCCTCGAAGAAATGGGTCGCAGGGCGGGGCTCACCGACGACCAGATACGGTTCCTGATCCAATCGTTTTACGATCTCGGGGCAGCTATCGGATCTGTCCCATCGGGAAGCATCACCACATCGTCCGGCAACAAAGTCCCAATCGGCACGGGACCTGGGCAGGCGTTCGATCATGGTGGTGTTGTTGCTGGCCCGTTGGGTTCACCACAGGTTGTTCTCGCTCACGCCGGCGAAACGATCCTACCTACCCACAAGACCGGGTTCGGTGGTGCCGGGTCAACTATCAACATCAACATGCAGGGAACCGGCGATGCCGCCCTCGACGCACTACGAGCCGGAGCTATGTACGCCGTTCTACGCAGGATGGAAACATAATGTCGGCTGAAACCCTCGGATCGCTGACCCTATCTAACGTGGCGTCAGCCGCGTTCGTTGAGGACGAGTTTGGTTCGTCGTTCCTTGACTCAGGGATAAGAGTCCCACACCGTGACGGTATCCGACTTGACACACAAGCACCCTACGGGCCCAGGACGATAGTTCTGAAAACGGTTATTCGCGCTACGAACTCGTCGGGTGCCATCACCCATGCTGACGGTGCGCCAGGTCACGCCTACGAGAACTTGCATCTGATTCAGAAGGAACTAGCCGGCACAGGTCTGGTGACTCTCGCCCGGACCGTCCCACATATTGGGGCTGTTCGGGCGTTGGTCAGGTTGTTGGATCCGCCTGTGTCGGCTGACGGGTGGCGAACTGTCCGGTGGGTGCTTACCTGCCCGTCGGGGTCTTGGCAGACCACCGCCCAAACGTCTGTGGCGACTACCGGGGTGACTACCGGTGGGAACCGTCGCATACATGACCCGATCGTCGTGTTCGCTTCTGCCACCACAATCACCCACACGCACGCTGACGGTGTCGTTGAGTCGATCACCGCCGCGGCCGGCCCTACTTATCCGGTGACGGTTGATGTGGGCGCCGGGACGATCCTAGATTCTTCTGGTACACCGGCTGATGTGCGCGGTTCGGTCACGTTCACTCAGCCATGGTGGCTCAGGTTGGATCCGGACGGTGCTCAAACGTTCACCGGCACAGGGACGATCAAGTACCGGAACCGGTGGGCATGAGCGGCCGGCTGCGATTCGAAGCGTGGACGTTGCCCACCGCCGCAACGTTTCAGAAGATCACCGACGTCCCCGCCCTCGCCGGATCGACCGGCACGAGGGAACTGTCGTCGTACACTGACGGGTCATTACATGTCCCGGCTGATTGGGATGGGCTAAGCCTGATCGTATCGACTACGGTCGGTTCGCTTATCCGCGTGTTCGACGGGGCCACACTCGTTGACGAGTTCCTAGCCGAACGAGTAGACCAGCCGGTAGACCGTCCTAACACGATCACCATCTCAGGTACACAGGTGAACGGCCTGGTTGAGAAACTTGCGGTGTACCCGTATAACTATCCGAACGATATTTCTACCGCGCAGGATTGGGTTTGGGGTGGCCCCACCATCATCCCATCGTTGGTGTTGGCTGACTTGGGGAACGTTCGCGAGGTGTGGGAGTTGTGGCATGACGCCACCGGTGGCAGCTTCACCCTCACGGTTGATGGGCAAATCACCACCGCGATCGACTTTTCGATTGTGTCGCCGACTGTCATTGAGAACCGTTTGCAAACCCTCACGACTGTTAACGATGTGACCGTCGCCGGTGGCAACAGCTCGGTTCGGGAAGTCATAGAACTGTACAACACCGCCACCGGAGGATCACAAGGACTCACAGTCACGGTCGACGGGGTCGACGAAACCGCGACGTGGGCGTACAACGCGGCAGCCGCCACAGTTGACACCGCACTCCAAGCGCTCACTATCGTTACTTCCACCACCGTCACCGGTGCGGGGACGGTCGGGTCGCCGTGGGTAATCACGTTCAACAACCCCAACAACCCGTCATCGGTAGCCAAAGATGACACGCTGCTAACTGGTGGCACGTCCACACTCACGTCGATTACCGCAGGCGAATCAGACCCGTGGGTTATCACGTTCTACGACCCGCCCAACCCGACCACGTTCACCATCGCGAACTCGTTGACGGGTGGCAACCCCGACGGCCCCACCCTCACCCTCATCACAGCGGGGGCGTTAGACCCGTCACCGATCACCCAAAGCCAGTTCGCTGACACCCGTATCGACCCGCTAGTTCACGGCACCTACACCGACCCTGCCATCCAAGTAGTCGAAACCCTGTTGAACACCGGGTCCGACTGGGCTTTGCTGGTAAACGCGACCGGTCAGTTCGCCGGCTCACAAATCATCCTGTCAGTGAAACCAGGTCACACGTATTCGAACTGTTCGCTCCCGGTCCGCCCTGACTCGAACGGCAAATACCGGTTGGTCATCCGCGACATCTACGAAAACCAGATAGCCGCAACGAACCCGTACGAAGTAGCACTCACCGCAGGCACCTACCAAACGCTCACAGTGCCACAATTCACCGTCCCCGACGGGGTCAACCAAATCATCATGCGGGTCGCCGTCGTGCAACCAACGTACGCTGACTTTCGGGTGGATTGGCAGCACGCCACACTCAACGAAGGCGACGCCGAAGCTACCCCCGGTGAGATCGTTCGTATCCTCGTGGAGAACGGGCAGGTCGAACGCACCGCGTTCACCTTCCTGGACATCTCCGGGTTCACCGACACGACCGACACCGACGGCACCACGTGGGCTAGCGCTATCTCGTTTACCGCGTCGTTCGGCCAACATTTAGGGCATGTCCTCGACGGCCTCGCAGGCTTAGGTTACGAGTGGCGTATTACCCCTAAAGCTACCCCGTCCGGCGGGTTCACTCACGACCTGGATTTGCTTGTGCCTGGTGGGGCAGGAACCGATTTGACCGCGACGACCGGCGGTCCTGCGGTTATGACCGGGACGGTTCGTGCGGCGAACGTGGTGAAGCGGGTTCCTGCGTACACGGCGGCGGTGGCATGGGGCAACGGCACATACCTGGAAGATACCGACGCTACCCGTCTCACTAATTTTGGTCGGTGGGAACGGGTCTTCGACGCCGAACATTTGAGTTCTACCGCTTCGTTGCAGGAACTATTGGCCGCACAGTTCGCCGAGCAAGCCACGAACCTGACTGCTACCCAGGCGACCGTTGACGGTGACGACCCGACCGTTCCCCTTGTCCATTACCTGGAGGGTGACACGGTGTGGTGGCAGTTTCCGGGGGTGCTCGCCAAGGAAGCCCGACGGGTCAAGCGTATCAGTTGGACACATGGCGACTTGGCGTCGTACACGCTCCACGCCTCCACAGTGCACACCGCCGACAGCGCTATGGCCGCCGCGGTCAACCGGCTCCTCAACAAGTATGAGCGGCGGCGGGGTGGAAGGTCGTTGGATCCGATCCCCGTGGCTATCACCCCGGCGGTTGGACCTCACACGCTGATTGTTGCCGCATCAGACACACTTGACCCGGCGGGCGCCCACATTGTGTGCACCGGGGTGGCTGATGATGTGACGATCAAGGCGGGGATGACGTCGCGGTTCAGCGCTGAAGGCGGATCCGTGTATTTGATGGAAGGCGGCTACAACTTCTCTGATGTGCTCGACTTCGAAGATTGGGAGTTCGTGTTTCAAGGGGCAGGCGACTCGACCATCATCCGGTCGGCGTCTACCTCGTCGGCATTCATTCAACAGCACGCGGCGGGGGGGCGGGGCGTCTACCAGGATTTCCGTTTGGTGGACGTGTCCACCAGTGGGACACCGACCGGCATTTTCTCGAACCTGGCCGGATCGACCCATGACACCACCATCAACAGGGTCACGTTCGAAGGGTTCAATAAAGGGGTCCTCCATTTTCGAACCACCGGAACCACCCGGATCAGCGACTGTGATTTTTTTGATTGTACGTACGGGATTGAAGGTGACCGCGACGGGACCATGTTCGTGGACGGGTGCACGTTCGGCGGAACATTCACGTATGGGGTCAACGCTGACGCCGACGTTGCGTCTATCACCAACAATTACTTTGTGGGCGGCACATACGGGGTTTTCTGTTTCGGGTCGACGTTCAGCCAACTCGCCATCGCCGGAAACCAGTTTCGGTCGACAACAACCACGTCGATTCATTTAGAACCCACCGACGCCACCTCCAACGTTACGATAGTTGCCAACACGTTCGAATCGTCTGCCAAAGGGATACGGCTCACCTCGAACCCCACCGCGATAGTGGCTAACACGTTCTCTAACTGCACGGTCGCGTATGCGGCGGCGGCAGCCAAACACGCGTCGTCTAAGTACATCGGCAACGTTTTCTCTGGTACAACCCCGGACATAGCCGAAACGGTTCCGGGTATGGTGTCGGCCGCCACGGTCGATACCGGCACCGCCACCATCATTGACACGGCAGCCACACAATCGGTCACCCACGGTATGACCGGCACCCCAACGTCTGTGACCGTGTCATCTGACGGAAACGAACTCGTATGGGTCACCGCGATTGGTGCGACCACGTTCACGTTGACCCGGGCTGGCACGTCTGGGGCGCGGGTGTGTTACTGGTCGGCAACCATCTGAAAGGGCTGAACATGGAAATCGTTTTCGTCCCCCGCGCTCAGGCCGGTTACAACCCGTCCCCGCCCCGTCTTGGTTACGATGTCGACCCGGCCGCCCGCACCGAACTGATCCACCATCACACCGTGACCGTTGACAACGACATCACCCGCAACACGTGGGAAACCCGCCCTGAGGTCCTGATCAAAGCCGCCTATTTGCAGACGGTCCGCCCCGACCTCGGCCTGGACGTCCCCTACAATCTGGTCGCCTTCTACATGGTCGACGACACGGTACTGCTCGTCGAAGGGCGGGGTATGTACCTGACCGGGGCACACACCAAAAACCACAACACGGCTGGGATCGGGGTTGGGTGGGCTGGTGACTTCCACAACCACCCCGCCCCGCGACTGTTGGCCGACGCGGTCACCGCAGTCGAACAATGGGTAGTCGACTACGACCCGACCGCGTTTGTCAACCTGCCGGGCGGCCCCGTTTCAGGGCACCGCGACTGGAAGGCCACCGCCTGCCCGGGCGCCCATTTGTACCCGCTCATCGCTGCCATCCTGCCCCAACCAACCCAAGGAGACAACATGGCCATCACAGACGCTGAAGCCAAAACCCTTCACGACATGCATGAGGCGCTGGTCGCCCGCGGTTCCAACGGTGGCGCCATCGGATTCGCCGTAGACCTGATCCGCCAATTCCGTGGGCACACCGTCGCAGGCCTCGAAGAATCCGCCGAAATCGTCGACGTGGAAGCCCGCCTGTCCGACATGATCGCCGAGGTTATCGCCGGGATGCCCCGACTTGACGTGGATGTGGTCACTAAGGCGGTCACTGCCGAACTCGTCCGACGTATCACGTCACAGTGACGTTATGTACGTGGACCCCGACACCCGACAACAGGAAGACCACAGCATGTTTAGCAGTGTGATCGAGAACGCCGTTCTCCTCAAATACACGCCGGTCGGGTCCGTGTTCATATCTGGTGCCGGGTCGATGGTCGCCATACAAACGGCTGTCAACGACGGGTCCCCCCTGCTGATCGGAGGGACCCTCGGTGGTGTCGTCGCGGTCCTGGCGTTCGCCTGGCGGGTCCTATCACAAGGGTACACGACCCGGGCTGATGTGGACGCTGGAACCATCGACCATTTGACCACACAAAACGAGACGCTTACCAAGCTGGTCGCATCCCTCACCCACGAGCGGGACGCTTTGAACGTTCGGCTTGTCGACTGTCAGCGACGGTCTACCGGTGACATCGGCGGGACACCCATCTGATGAAGGAGTACCGATGAGTTCAAAGTACACGCCAACCACGAAGATCACCGCCGCGATGATCGGGGGGGCTTTCGCCTCGATCCTGGTTTGGGTGTTGCGCCAGTTCGCCGACGTTGACATTCCCGTCGAGGTTGGTTCGTCCGTTGCCGTCCTGATGACGGTGGCTGCCGGGTACATGACACCCGAAGGCTAGTGGTCAGAAATTGACCCTTAGTTTCTGACATTCTCGACACCACGAAAGTAAAGGATCTCTTGACATTCCCCGAAGGCTTGCGACGAAGGGAAACCCATGGACGTTGACGATCTGATGACCGGTAAACCCCGAGGCGGTTCGTGGCGAAACCTGTTGCGGGGTGACGCCCTCGAACTGGTAGAAGCTATCGAAGATGACATTGTTGAGACCGGTCGGCGCCCACAGTTCATGATGGTCACTGACCG